CTTTCCTTTGTTTGAGTCCACGAGATATCATACATTACTTCTTTTCCATGCTGTTGTAAAACAGTTCCAAAAGCATATTGAAACAACTGATTCCCTAAACCCCCCATTATTTTTATAACGTTCATAACAATTCTTCTAAAGTAACTTTCCTAAATTCCTTTATTGTGCTATTTGGAGAGCAGTTTAAAATTTCTACCCCCATAGTGTCTGCATCTTTCCTAATGTCCGCAAAACCTCTTAAATGCCTATTAAAAGGCAATTTCTTTAATCTCTTCTCAGTTACAGCAGGACCTCTTTCATAAACATCGTGCCAATGCTGGTTTTTAATATCTCCAAGAGACATATCAAACCCTAATAAAATTACTCTCTTTGCCCCTGTATGAACTGCAACACTTATTGCCGCTGCTCCACTATTGCCATTCCAACTAACCAAATGTGGTTGTTTTGTTATCCCCTTGTTATGCTTGCCATCCTTAGGAGTATACTTAACCCAATCGTGAGATGCTACATTTGACGCACATGAGACTTTTAAACCTTTAAACTCGGCTAAACCGTCCATATGCTTTAAAAAGAAAGCACTATCTCCAAAGAACACCATGTCAATCCAATCACCGAGTAAATATGCAACATTAACCCCTATCACGTGTTTATTATGGATACTTTGCATATATTGAGAATATGTGTTAGGAGAGAATTTCCTAGATACAACGTCCTTTATAACTTTATCCGGAACATTAAATAACTTTGGAATTGAAGGTCCACCTCCTAATATCCACACATCTCCATCTTCCCATATTTTGGGAACGTTCCAAATCATTTTGTCATCAGACTAGTGATAAAAGCATTAGCTTTCTCTTTTGTGAGAGCTTTTTCATTCATCACCTTTCCCTCTGGAAATTCTGCTGTTATCACTTTAGGATTGACCACATCAAACCACACATGACTTTTACCACGTGGGACTTTTGTATAATCTGTTGATATTACCTCCACAGTAGGTTGAATATCTTCTTTTCCTTTTACAGCTTCTACCACTTCCCCTAAAGGCATTAAAAACCTTCTTAATGAAATTGATAACTCACTTGGACGAGCTTTGAACACTTCTCCTGGTTTGATGATCCTCCCCTTAAATCGTAGAGAACCTCTACCTATCTTTTTCCAAGTTATTTCTGCATCTTTTACTTTTGCACGTTCCATGATTAAACTTTTTAATTTTAAAAAAATAATACCTTGATTAGGTAATAAAAATTATGCTAACAATGTGATACCACTATTTCCGTCCTGATCTGACCGAATTTGTGGGACCTGAATTGTTAAAACTTTGAATTTATTAACAAACCCAAATTGAGCTTTTTCCTGAATATTCTGAATACCCATTCCCTGAACAAGTCTTACAACATCAGGCGTCATCTGCACTAAAAGAACATTATTTGCAGCTAAAGTATCTACAACTTTGATACCTTCAATACCTGCAACCTTCAAAATCCTCTCACGGATAGTTGTTCCAGGTGTAGTAGCATCATAATCGTCATCAAGAACAGTCTCATACGCTGTTGGAATATAAAGCATCCAAGGACCATAATGATAAGCGGCAATCGAAGCAGCTTTTACATTCTTAATATCCTCAAGTATACCGGCAGCAGTTTTTGCTGAAGCATCCCAATTTGTTCCTAAAGAAACAGTATTAATATCAGGATGGTTTACATAACTATAAATAGTTCCACCACCAAAAGCATAATCAATATCTGTAAACAACATATTCTCAAGATATTCCTTAACCTTACGTCCTGCAATTCCAGCAGATGTAACATCCAAAGGATTACCTAACTTACGAGAAGCCTCAAGTACCCTTGCATTTATCTCATAATCCACATGGATTATTGGGATAGGTAAATAATGAGTCTCATATATTGGTCTATCACCTTTTGCTTTTGTGATACCGTCCATTGTTAATTCTGCTGCAAAAGCATCCCCTACAGTATGATATTCAAGTACAGTAGTACCCATAGCATTCCCAAGATTGAAAGTCAATCCTTTTGTAATAAGGTCATCTACTCCACCCAACCTGTAACGAGAAAGCTCAAGCAATGCTTCGTCAAGTTGTTTCCACTCATCTCTTCTCAATGTTCCATTAACATTCATTGGAACATTCTTCCAGTTTTTCTTATCCTTACTTGAACCATTTGTACAAGTAGTCATATACGTACCTCCTGTTTTTTCACTAACCCAAGGTCGCATTGAGGCAAGATTCAGTCCGCCGTTAGCTGCAAAAGCTGCGGCCATTTCACCTGATCCACCATTTTTTCCTAAAAAATCCACATTAATATCTGGCATTTTCTTTTCCTCCTTTTTATATTAAACAATTCTTATTAAAATTCTAGGGTTGTAATAATCCCCACCAGCACTAGATTCAGACCCTTCTGGAAGTGTTGATAAATCAACAGCTTCAAGAGCGACACCTACAATGGCATTCTGAATTGCCCCAACTGTAGAATCCCCTACATCTGCTACATGTGACTGTAACCTACCTTCTCCATCAGATTCCAATAATTCTCCAATAGTGATAGTTTCCTCATCCCTTAAAAGGGCATTTACTATATCTCCACGATACGGTATCCAAACCTGTACCGGATCAGCAGCAGCATAATCATCATCTATGCCATTTCCCTGTAACTCATCTTCCAAAGCAAACATTGGAATAGCATTTCCACCACTCGTGGAATGTGCCTGTATCGTTGCTGCACCAGCAGTAGCTTCTACAAGCATCCCTGGAGTAATAGCGGCAGCAGCTTCGTATTCTTCTATAACGTCAGAATACTTCTTAACTTTAATTGTGTTATAAGCCATTTTTTATCCTCCTATTTTTTTAATTCTTCAAATTCAACTCCCAAAGGATATAAGCCTTCTTCATCTTCTGAACCTACAATTAACTTTGTATTTCCATTCAATGAATAATCAGCAATTTCTTCCTTCTTAACAGAATTAAACACTCTTTCAAGAGTATCTTCATTCATCACATTCAGTACTTCATCAGTCCATATACCTTCTACGGTATTAGCCTGAATCCCTTTTTGCATACTTTCCCTTCTCTCCTTCATCTGCTTCTTACCATAAGCAAGAATAGCCTGATCTTCTGGATTAAGTTTGTTCACTTCAATTGTCTTTTCAACAATTTTTTCTTTCTCTACAATTACTGGCTCAAACTTCTCAAAAACTTTGATGTCCTGATCCAATAACCACGTCCTGTCTTCCTCAGTAAACTTTGACTCCTTATTTGCAATCAAAGTATCTACTTTTATAAGGCATTCAGGGCAATCTTTGACTTTTGTCATCTTTTTGTCCTCCTTTTTATTATTAATACTAAACTTTGTACGTGTCACCACGTTTACTACATAGTCCACTTTCTTGCGAACTTCAATAGGCTCCCCTACAAACTCGATTTTCCCGCTTTCGATTTTATAAGATTGCTTATATAGAGTGTGATTCCCATCTCCACTTTTAGAATAGATTAAAGAATCATCATACATTTCTTCTAAATAACAATAGACCTTATCAGTTTCCAATGTACGTAGTTTATCATAAACCATATCCATTAGTTCCTTATAACCCTGATCCGCATTATTCCCAATAGGATTAACTGCAAACCCAGCATTACATACATGCTTAATTAATTCCCCGATTTTCATATCTTCTTTATTTTGATTTGCTCCTAATCCACAACCATCTTCACGTGAACACGCTCCTACCTGATCTGGTAATAATGCCAAATGGTCAGGTCTGTGATTGTGTGCTATAGTTTCATATTTTTCTGTATTCCAAGTCCCCTCTGAATCTTCCTCCTCGGTAAACATTCCAAGACTGACTTCCATTTCCTCACCATTATTGATAGACTCTAAAACAGCAGGAGCAAGGGTATTCAACTTATCCTCATCAATCCAAACTTCTGCTTTCAACTTAGAACCATCAACATCTGTATTATACACACTTCCAATAACTTCCTTATCTACAATATCAGGACGGTTTGCAGAAACAAACTCCCCATTTATTTGTGGATGATGTATAATAACAGGTCTGCCATTCCATGAATCAGGAAACTTTCCAAGTTCTTCCATTGTATGAAGCATTGGTCCCCGACTGCCACTATGAACACCCTCTACCATCATTACAACAGGAACAACCAAATGTGCTTTCTCCTGATGCACTGTAAGCTTCGTATCATAACTAAGTACCTGTTTAGTCTGATATGACGCATATTGGGCATTGGTTGTATTAGCATTCATAACCACTCCATTAGCTTGTGCAATAGCAATAGCCTTTGCTTCCTTTTCAGTTGAGCCTTTTTTAATCTCTTTTTTAAGCACAGAATTTGCCAAACGCAACCATTGTTTTTGTTTGCTGGGCGTTAATCCCTTCTTATTTGCTTCTACATCTTTCGCATTAAACATAATTCCTATTTTTTAGTTTTCTTTATTGTTACGGGCAAAAATATACACCTGCAATTCGGATGTGCTGGGATTTTCCCACTCGCATTCTCTAATGTAAATACTTTTCCTTCCATAGACTCGCAAATCGGACAAACCCTTGCATCCCCGGCTGTTCTCCACTCTGCCTGAACATTTAATCCCTCTACTCCCCAATTCTTATATTCTTGTAAGGAACTTTCTGTAAAACTCCTTATCGTCTCGGTTCTGGCAATCATCTCTGCCCTACGTTGTACAGAAATAAACCTGCCTAATGAATCTGTAATTCCCAATTCCAAAGCACCTTTTCCGTTTATTGTTGCAACAAGTTTTTTTGCAAGTAAAAGTGAACTATCCCCATCTGCCAAACCTTGTGCAAGAATCCTGCTTATCTGCTGATGCATTGCATCCGTAACCCCCTTTAACTCATTAAACGTCCTTGTATAGAGTAATGCTAATTTCTCCACGTGCATTGGCATTCCCAAAACAATCATAATCCCACCTGTCTCTTCTATTGTGGGAACATCATAACCTGCTTTCTTCATTTCCGCTCTTGCACGAATAACACCTCTCTTATAAGCATCTAAAGTATATTCATCAGTCCACGATTTCTCAATGGAACTTCCTATTTGTAAAAATTGACCTATTGTTAATAATCCTTTATCTACCTGTAATTGTAACCAAGCCAAGAATGCTTCCAGTTTATCTGAACTACTTAAATTTGCAAAAGCTTGATAATTAGGTGGTGTTACTTGAAAAGTTTGGATATTCTTATTTAATCCAAAACAATCCTTCTCATATACTGCTGTGGCAATGCCCCTACTTATTGCAACGAACCTACGTCTCATATCCATAGAATACGCATCCCTCAATGCGGTAGTCCTCGTTGGGTCCACTTTGTTATTAACAGCAATCATATGTTCAGCACAACACTCCATTATTTTACTTTTGGTTTAGGTATCTTTTTATCAACTTCCTTTACTGGCTTTTCTATTATAGCTTCCTCTTCGGGAGTTATTAATTCTATTATCTCTTCATTGTCCCTGTTATTTCTCATTTCTGTAACCAATTCAATTTGATCACTTGTTAATCCCCAACAGAACTCAAAGAACGCATCAAGTGGTAAAGCCTGTAAAACAACAGGACCATAAGAGAAGTATTCTCTAATTGCGTTTGCACGTGCTTTTCCTATCTCTACACGAGCCGATTCACTCTGAGCAAATAGATCAGCCCACTTAACACTGTACCCATCCTTAGGAGTCGGCAAAATGCCTAATTCAATAAACCTATCTACCAATGGTCTGACAATACGTATCTCTGCGTGCTCTTCCCTGCGTGTCTGTGCATAAGAAAGCCATTCCCCTCTATCTTGTGAACTTGCTAATTCCCCTCTTTCACTACCTGTCAATATCCTTACTGGAATACCTGTTTGGGAAGATATCATTTGAAGAATTACTGCTACGTGATTTACAGGGTCAGAAACATCTTGTTTTAAAGCTTCCCAATCAACCCCTGAATTCACCATCATCCTTCTCAAACCATGCTCATATTCATCCACCTGATTTATAAGATCATCCTCCATTGTCTTAGTCATGGTGTAATCCTTGTCAATCTTTCCCTGGTATCCTGGTCTTGCATTCTTCCAAAACATCTCTGCATCACCACCTACAACCTTATCCAAATCCATAAGGCGATTAAAGACAGGTTCCAAAACAGGAGTACCAAATACCTCTGACTCTAAATTATCATAAACAATATGAATAATCCTTGAATGATGTACCAATACCTCCCCTGTTACGCTTCCCTCTGCATCAGCAACTTCTACCTCATATATCTTTGGTAACCCGTATCTTTTATTTTTAGGATCAAGCTCATAAGTATTAACCCTGACATTCTTTTCTCCAAAAGGTTTTAAATATTCTAATGTGTGTTTTTTACCACTAACTGGATTTTTAAATCCCTCTGTACTCTGAACATCCCCAAGTCCCATAAACAAAATACCATATCTTCCAATACCCGTTAATCTGTCAACCCTGGACAACCTTGTTTTAATTCCAAACTTCCTGTTTAAGTCTGTCCAAGCCTTTTCAAATACCGTATTCTCTTTATTATTTGTTTCTAGCAATTCCAAAGGCCCTTGCCAAGTTGCAGATACCGGACGATCAATAATTGCTTTTGCAATATCCTGTCGAACATATCTTGAAAAGAAATCATCAAATGTAAGTGTTCCCGTAGGATATCCTAAAGCCTGATATAAATCCCTGTCACCGTCAAACTGAAATCCAAGTTTTGCAGCTAATCCCATACGAGATGCTAATTCTGCTAAAACATTAATTGGAATTTCTTTATTCTTTACACCTTTTGTTCGTTCCATATTTTTATATCTTTATTATCTTCTCGTTCACTCATGACATTTTATATTAAACCGGACTCGAAAAATTATCTCTTATTCTATCATTAACTATCT